CAGTACCACCAGACAACGCAACGTTGGTATAGGTGCCGTTGGTATAACCAGAGCCATTGACACGGGTGCCAAAGGTAGCCACAGCGCCAGTCTCAGCGCGGGTAACAGTTCCCGTTACCTTTCCGGTAGGTAGGGTGGAGGGGTTGGTCCGTGCGCGACGAACGGTACGGATAGCAGTCTCAGCAGCATCTACAGTAGCGTTAAGAGCTACGGTAGTAGCAGCAGCACCATACGAAGCAGCAACCGTAGTTGTGGTAGTCACAGCACCAGCGCCAGCGTTGGATACGTTAGTAGTAGTGTGAACCTTATTAGTTTGTTGGTTCTCATCACGCTTACCAGGAGCGTTAGAGATGGAACCGTAAGTAGTCGAATCAGCAGTAGTAGACATGTTCTTTTTAGATAAGTTAACTAGCTAGTTGTCCAAGTAAGGACTTTTGAAAAATTAGAATGGTCAAAATGCTCTTGACCAACCCACCAAGATAACCAGTGGTTCGAACCCTTAGACTGGTTACACTTGCGACAAGCAGGTACCACATTAGATGTGATGTTATGACCTCCACGGGCTTTTGGAATGACGTGATCCAACGTTAGATCATGATTTGATCCACAATAAACACATTGGTTATTCCAATGATCCTTTATTGCAGATCGCCAAAGTCGTTTAGCTTCTGAGGAACTCATAGCCCTTAAGTTAAAGAGGTAATCGGAAGGACCCTTGAGTGGCATTAACCTTATGGGTGAGGTTTACTTCTTCTTCTTTTTAGGGAAGCCTGCTTTCATATTAGCGTAAGCTTTAGCGGTAACTGTAGACTTACTCTTTGGGCGGCTGGTTCCCTCAGCCCGGCGCTTGTTCATGTTGGCATAGAGTCCAGGTGGCTTAGCGTTTCCTTTGTTCATTTTCGGGGACTCTTACCGTTGGAACCGTTTCGTGCTCTGTTTTTTGAGGGCGATTCTTTTACTAGGCGGCCACTCTTAGTATGAGAAAGATCAGCACCACCCTTTCCCATCACACCACGTTTCCGTCGTGCGTCGGCAAGTTCGGCCCGATACTTCCTATCAGTTGGAGACTTGTTCTCCTTTGTATCATAAGCGAGCTTCTTTGCGTATGCTTCTGGATTACTCCGATAGTACGCAGCACTTCGCTTAGGGGTTGCGGCTTTGCGAGGTGCCATTTGGATACTCCTTAAAGAATACTTCGTTTTCGAGACGCTCAATTCGGGTATTACCAGCACTTACCTTTTCGATAAGTACCTCAACTGACTTAGCAATGTTATGTAGAGTAAGAAGATGCCAACTAAATAACCCAAGAAATGCTGTTGCAGCTAAGTTCTTGAGTATTGCTGACCCAAAATGCTCATCTTCGTGATCATCTGATGGCCCGTTCGACATCCTCAAGCTCCAATTCAAGACTACTAAAGAGAGTGGCGAGTGGAGAACCCATCACGGGAACTCCAGTAATGTTATTCTTTGTTAACCAATCTGTCGCAGCTTTTAGATCCTGTGTGGTGGCCACGCCAGACTTAATTCGACCAATCAGTTCGTTTGTGACGAGGCCGTGAAGCTCGTTAAATTGATCTTCGTTGGCTCTTTCTGTTTTCATAAGATTATTGGGTTGTATTTTAAAGTAAGTAGCCACTGCAACTACCGGGCATTAGACGCCTGGCGTGGGTATTTGGTGAGTTCGGAGAAGGGACGTGTCATGGTTGGGTGATCCGTTGTAGGACTTCGTTGCTGAGGCGGACGGGCCAGTAGGTTAGGCGGGAGATGTGGCCGTTTAGAACATTGTTTCCATCATGAGCTTGGCCAATGTCCAGCCGACCAATGACTGATGGGATATTCGGAGTGTTTGATGTAACTGTAGCAGCCCCATCTAAAGAACCAGCAGATCCCGTGGATTTATAACCACCACTAGCCTTAAGTCCACTGCTTACAAAATTCCCAAGAATTGCTCTTTGGGAAGAACCAGCACCTACTACATCAAAATTGAATTGATTGTTTCCAGTTGAACCGGCTAGAGTAATTCGATTGTTATAGGTATTGTCACTAAAAGCTAACGGCACGAGAGCTTCTCCAGTTACTGGATGTGGATAATTCTTAGCTTCAACAAACACCGTCCCCTCATCCTGCCGATACCACCCAC